ACCTTCAAACTTATCGAAGTATAGTTTAAGATTTGTTAAGCCCCAATCTTTAAATGCCTCGGCATCTTCTTGCGCGATGAGACCTTCATATGCAGAAACAATCTGAGTTTCGACTTCGGACATAGCTGCTTCTGCAGCCTCTGCCCCTTGCTTAACATATGGATCATCAGTGTCTAATTTTTCGAAGCCACTCTCGGCTTCTTCTTCAGCTTTTGCAGCTTCAATATCTTGAGGCCTAGATGGTAAAAATTTAGATGCATCCGGAGCAGAATCAATATCATCTGCTTCTACCTCAACTTTAAAGTCAGCTTGCTCTGCTAATGCAGTCGCAGCCTTCCCAGGTGCCGCTCTGTTTGCATCTACCGGACCTAGCATATTTTTAAAGTTAACTAAGAAGTGGTATCTAAAAGATTCTCTTTCTTTTTTGCTCGATGCCAAATTTGTATATGCATCTTCAATTTGACTAATAATTCTTTTTAGGAGTGCATCTAGTTTATTGATGCCGGTATTGCTATGAATTACTTTATCAGCTACTGCTGTTTTTTTAGATACTTCGGAGATGACATGTCGAATCACTTTTCTTAAGCGGTCTTCTTGTAGTGCCTGCTCTTGCTTTCGTTTTGTTACAATGCGAATACCTTCGCGGATCATTAATCTTAGCTCTTGTTCATGTGAATTCATTCTGAAACTCCTAATATCTTATATAAATAGTCCTCAATCTCCCTAATGAGACTTTGTTCTTCATCTCTTTTAACTCCTCCGCCTTCTACTGCTCCAGCACCCATGGCGGATATTTCTTCCAACTCTTCCTCTTCTTCCTCTTCTTCCTCCGGGGTTCCATAAAATTTATACGCAACATCCGGCACGTTAGCTATATTTGGCCCAAACATACTAGTTGGGTCCACTTCGTTCATCACCTCTTCAATCAGCCGAAGAAAGATGCCCAGAGGCATCTGGGAAACCTCCTTTAAGCTTTCTGGTTCGGAATTTAATTTTTTTCGAATCATTTCGTATGCGCGAGGATCATAAAAGCCCATAATTTCTTGAAAAAACTCAGGACTCGCATCTTTAAGAGCTTTGCGTATTGTGGTGCCTGACATTTCTCCTAAGCCATCGATTTCAATTTGCACATGTGGTGCGACAGCTATATATGAATGATTTTCTACTCCTTCATAATCTTCTTCTTCATCAAAAGCTCTAAAGTATCTTGGAGTTCCTTTTTTAGTAAAACCACCAAGAGATTCGCGAGGAAATCTTGGTTTCTCTCCATCACAAACGTTTGGGTCTGCGTCCATGTCTTTGCATCCAACAAAATACACTACAACAGTATTAGGATCTAAATTTTGAGTTATCTCAATCGCATTATATGGATTTCTAGTTTGCACCAATTTCGAAGGATCAATATCATGTCCTGCTGCAATCTCTTGTTTTTCTTGGAAATTAAATGGAGATTTTGGTACACCACCTTTATCTGACATGTCTACTTTATCAGAAGTTGCTAAATACACCTCATCAAATTGAGGATCATTTAATAGGGATTTGTAAACTTCTGCATGATGCCTACCCATGGGCTGAAAACGACCTGGATATATAGCAACAAATTTTTTCTCCGTGTCAATATTTTCTTCGCCCTCAACTTCAGAAATTACACCTTGCTCTTTTGCTGCAGCAATTTTATCTTTAATTGCACCACCAGCACCTTTTACAATAAAATCTCCAGTGATTTTTACAGGGCGATCATCAACTCCTCGAATGACAATACCTTCATGTCCGTCTAGACTCCCCTTAGCGCTCGTTGAGGCGCGTTTTACGTCCATACCTAACTCATGGGTCGCGTGATTAAATACAGCGCCGTTAATGGCCGTTTTGACGTCTTCTGGAGTCTCCAATAAATCCATCAATGGAGTGCCGTTCAAAACTGCAAAATATATCTCTTTACTGATGGCCCATGCTTCTTTGCCGTCACGTTTTAGTACCTTTGCGCTAAAAGGATTGCTAGCTTGTGATAGCCATTCGCCTAAAGTGTGAGTTTCACTTTCTGTATCTGTCATTTGAACTGTAAATGGTGTACTTAATGTTTCTGTAAAATCAACTTCTGCAGAAATTTCTGTTGGCACATCACCAACCAAGCTTACTTCATATTCTTCTGCAATTGGTTGAACTTTTTCAATAATTGATTTTAACATTGAAGGATCATATGAAACTTCGGTACTATTATGTTTTGTAGGTTTTCCTGTTTCTGGATCTATTGGCCTTTCTAATCCCGGCCTGTCCATGCCTACGCCTTTTTTAATTCTCCATGGCTGTGCTTTCTTTTCGTAAAATTGATTAACACCATGGAGGGCTAATATTTTCTCATCGTATTCAATGACGTTTGTTTTGCCCTTTTTCATATATTCTGTATTAAAATATTTTGTGGGATCATTCCACATTCCAAGAGCTTTTAATTCTGGTACGATTTGTGGAAGTGCTTTATTAAAAATATTTAAAAGCTCTTCAATTGCAGGAGGCATTCCATGACCTGCAGGCCACTTCTTATAAGCATCAGCCGCAGTTAATCCAACAACAGAAGAAGGCTCCGAGCTTCCACGGTCCATTCTAAAATCTTTTCCAGTGGGAGTTGTTGGATCATCAACTAATTTAAAACTTACATTAATTCCATCAAACTTGACACTTCCTGGGTTTGTTTTCAAGTGATCTACAAGTTTTTCGAAATATTTAATTAAATCTTGTCCCGTTTTGACATTTGGAATGTCAAAAGGGTGTTGCATATGGCCGGCTGTACCCATTCTAAGCTCCTTTTACATTATAAATTTTAAGTAAAATTTATATATTTTGACAAAATATTATATGCTTCTACTTCTTCTTCTGTCGCGCTTCCAGATTTATTTTTCTTGCTTAGATCAAAAAGCATGTCTCCTAATTTCCCACTATCATCAGCCACTTTTTCAGCAGCCTTTGGTGTTTTTTTAGCGAGTGGTACATCAGTTGGCGATTTTTCTGCAGGTGCAGCTTTTTCTTTTGATTTTGCAGGTGCAGCTTTTTCTTTTTCACTTGAACTCGCTTTTTTTATTTTTTTTGCTTCAGCAATTGCTTTTTCAACAATTTCGGCCTGCTTCTCTAGACCTTGTTTCTCATCTCTTAAAGCCTTGGCAAGAGTCGTGTCCTTGCCGTCTTCCTCTGCGACCTCTTTAAACTCTTGTGCCAATTCCGCTGTTTGTAAAAAATACTCTTGTCTTTCTGTGTTACCGCCATACTCTTCTAAAGGCTCTTTGTCATCAAGTTCATCAGGGCTTGGTATCAACTCTTTTATATCTTTTATTCTATTATCGCTGGTGTACCCTTTGAGCATATTATATATATCCTCTGCAATATCCCTTGCAGTCGATTCACCAGCCTCCATTCTTTTAAATTTTTCTGACTTTGTTTCTTCGTCAACTTTTACGCCTGCAAATGAGCTTTCAAATGCATTCTGAAGACTTGACGTGTCGATATTTCCAGATAAGACATTCTCACCGACTTTAAGGAGCCATCCAGCTTCAGGCCTGTCAGGCGTCTTTCCAATAAATGGGCTATCCCAACTATCGTCTAAAAGGCCGGCCTCAATTGCTAGTTTCGTAGCGCCAGTAGCTACCCAATGTGTAGGGTCTGCGTATTTAACAACATCATCATATATATTGTCGGTCATCCCTATAGCATCACTAATAAAAGCTGCAGTCCCTACTGCAACTCCTGCTTTTGCTATTCCAATTAAGATTGGAATTAAAGGGAATACTTCTTGGAGAAGTTGTTGATCGTCGCTGAAGTTTTGTACAATTGCCTCAAGCAATTCTCTATCTTCATTTAAGATTGCTTCTTTAATAATAGATTGAAGATTTTCATGAATTTGCTCTTCTGTTAGATTTTTCAAATCTTTCATTTTATTATTTCCCGCCTCTTGCTTTTTTCAAGGCATCATCAACTTCAGGAGTATTCATTGCGTCTTGTCCTGCTTTTGTCAGGCCTTCAACCTCTCCAGTTTTTGGATTAGTTCGAGTAATGGGTGACATTCCACTTGTTCCTGCGCCAAAATCAGCACCGCCAACTCCTGTATCTGCGACTTTCTTAGACATCATAGGCTTCTTTTTGACTGTTGCTTTTTTGCGACCAGTCTTCTTACAATACATAGTGCCTTTGCAATGGTCTCGGGAAAGCCAATAGTCTGGCCGGTTTTTCTTTGCAAAATCACCATTCTCTGGCATCCACTCCCATCCACGACTGGACAACCATTTGACGGACATTCCCAAAAATCTTTTTGGTTTTGGTTGACCAGTACCAGATTTCTTTTCTTTGCCTGGTTTTCCATAAAGCGAGCCATCCGGATCAGGAAGTCCTTTACCAGTTATCTCTCTGGGTTCTCTTAATTGTCCTGTCTCTCTTCTTCTTGTAAGCTCATAACATGCTTCCACCATCCCATCTTTGCACATTTTTTCTAGTTGAGCCTGCTCCATTTTGTCGAGCATCTCTTTTTGTTCATCAGTTAAACCGTCTTTTTTAGTTGCATAGCCATATCCTGCAAGTGCAAGAAAAGCGCATATAGTTTTATTATTTTTGCATGCATCTTTGAGTTTTTTAATGACATTTTTTGGCAGATCTTTAAATTTTTTCGCCAAACTTTTTTTAGTAGCTTGTTCACCAGCCTCACCTGCAGCGTCTCTAGCGGCCGCTTCACCAGCCGCTTCACCA